TGAGTACGCAGAGCAAAAAGAGCGTATGAATCAGGGACTGATCCCAAATCTAAATGACCTTGGAGCGGTGATGGCTGCAAAGCAAACCCTAGCAATGTACGGGGAAGAATAAAAACATGTCTAACAATGATTACTACATCAGAGATATAGGGCTACCAGAATTTGAAAAAGATGCTGACCTATTTAAGGAGCAAGATCCATTCCTTAAGCAATGGGGAGATCTAAAAGAGCTAAATGGTATAGAGAAAAACTTTAAGCGTAGATCAGACAGAATTGAAAAGGCAGACTATGCCATTGACACAACCGTTGGGTATAACAACGTAGATATTAATGACATTGGTTACCAAGACAGTGCTTTGGCAATTAATCGTGGTATTAATGGTGCAACATCAAAGGAAATTAACCCAGGTAGAGTATACCGAAATGGTTACGGAATTTTCGATGTTATAACACCACCATGGAACCTGTACGAACTTGCTAACTTCTATGACACGTCATTTGCCAACCACGCAGCAATCGACGCCAAGGTGGAAAACATCGTTGGCCTAGGTCACGACTTCCTGCCAACAAAGCGTACAGAGATGGCCCTAGAAAGCTCAACTAATTCATCAGCTACAGAAAAGGCTCGTAAGCGTATCGAAAGAGCTAAGTATGAACTCCACGACTGGCTAGAATCATTGAACGATGATGACTCGTTCACTAACACTCTTATGAAGTTCTACACCGATGTTCAGGCAACTGGTAATGGCTACCTAGAAATCGGTAGAACTGTAACTGGAGAAATTGGCTATGTTGGCCACATTCCTGCAACGACAATGCGTGTACGCAGACTAAAGGATGGCTATATTCAGATCATTGGAAACAAGGTTGTTTACTTCCGCAATTTCGGGGCAAAGAACCAGAACCCAATAACTAATGATCCACGTCCAAACGAGATTATTCACTACAAGGAATACTCTCCACTAAATACTTTCTATGGTGTTCCAGACATTATGTCTGCAATATCATCACTTCACGGAGATGCTCTGGCATCACAGTACAACATCGACTACTTCACCAACAAGGGTGTCCCACGATACATCGTGACCCTGAAGGGTGCAAAGCTTTCCGAGGAAGCAGAGGATAAGATGTTCCGATTCCTACAGACAAGCCTTAAGGGGTCTAACCACAGAACCCTGTACATTCCACTTCCTGGAGACTCAGATACCAATAAGGTAGAGTTTAAGATGGAGGCTGTGGAGAACGGCACACAAGAAGCTTCATTCAACGAATACCGAATTAGAAACCGTGACGACATTCTGGTTGCACACCAGGTCCCTCTATCTAAGATCGGTGGCGGAGACTCTTCTGCTATCGCTGCAGCTTTGGCTCAGGATAGAACATTCAAGGAGCAGGTTGCAAGACCTGCACAGCGTAACCTAGAAAAGGCAATTAATAAAATCATTAAGGAGAAGACAGATCTCCTAGAGTTTAAGCTCAATGAGCTAACCCTTACTGATGAAATTGCTCAATCTCAGATTATTGAGAGATACGTAAAGAATCAGGTTATCACTAAGAACGAAGCTAGAATTCAGCTTGGCTTGCCACAGCATCCAGAAGGCGATGAGTTCTTGGATCTATCTCCTAGACAGGCAACAGATGCAAGAGCCAATATGGCTAGCAACCGTGCAAGAGATTCAGAAAGAGCCAATAACTCATCTGACAACACTGCTACAATTTCTGGCAGAAATGCTCAGGGAGAGGGCCGCTCCTCACAATAAAAAAGTTATTAACAAGGTTATCCACATTTAATAACATTTTTTAGAAAAAGGGGGTATAATTAAACTACCATGACTATTGCTAAAGCACATTGGGATTCAGAGGGTGACAGTGTTCGCCTATCTATGCCCTTCAGTAAAGTAGACAAAGAACGTCGCATCGTTTCTGGATTTGCTACACTTGACAACGTTGATCGCCAGAAGGACATTGTCACTTCTGAAGCGTCAGTAAAGGCCTTCTCAAAGTTCCGTGGTAACATCCGAGAAATGCACCAACCACTAGCTGTTGGCAAGATGGTAGCTTTTAAGGAAGACAAGTACTTTGACCCAGAGTCGAAGAAGTTTTACTCTGGAGTATATGTTTCTGCATATGTTTCTAAGGGTGCACAGGACACCTGGGAGAAGGTACTTGATGGTACCCTTTCAGGTTTTTCAATTGGCGGTAGAATGAACAAGTGGGACGATGCCTACGACGAGAAGATGGATTCAACCATTCGTATCATTAAAGAATATGACCTCGTAGAGCTATCCCTAGTAGATACCCCAGCCAACCAATTCGCAAACATTCTGTCTGTTGAAAAGGTTGATGGCAAGGACACCGTAAAGGGCGTTGACACAGAAATCGAAAACGTATTCTGGGACAAGGACTCTGGCGTAGTAATCCTTTCGCAAAACGAAGCTGAGAAGTCACCAGCTTCAGGTGAGCCAATGCAAAATATAGGTTTCGTTGAAAAAAATGATAACGAAAAAACAGATATGATAAAGTTCTTAGTTGATAGTGCTAAAGGCATTAATACAATTGAGATTATTAAGGAGGCAAGTCCTATGACTGAAGCAACAAATGACATCACAGAAAAGTCTGATGATGTAGTTGAAGAATCACAGGTCGCTCCAGAGGCAGATGCAGCAGTTGATGCAGCAGATGTAGCAGTAGAGAAATCAGCCGATGCTGATGAGGATGACAAGCCTGGTTCTACCGTACCTGAAGAGGCAGACGACATGTCTGGTGAAGAGGACGACAAGAAGGAAACAGAGAAGTCAGACACTACTGATGCAGAAGTTGAAGCAGCCGAAGAAGTATCTAAGTCAGATGACACAGTAGAAGCATCTATCGAAGATGTAAAGACTGTCATCACAAAGGCCTTTAGCGATCTAACTGCAGTAGTTCAGGCACAAGCTGAGCAAATTGCAGAACTACACAAGTCTATTACTGAAGTAAAGAATGAGGTAACTTCAAGTAAAGACGTGTTTAACGAGTTTGGAAAGAGAGTGGACGCTGTAGAGGCTGACACTGCTTTCCGTAAATCTGGTGATCTAGGCGAGATCATTCAGGAAGCTCAACCAGAACAGGTTGAGAAATCCCTATGGGGCGGTCGTTTCCTCAAAACTGCCGATTTATTCAAATAAATAAAAATCACTTAGGAGGTGACAATTATGTCGGAAGAAATTAAGAAAAACAATCCAGATTCATCAGGTAATGATTCTGGTCTATTTAATGGAGAAGGTGCGTTTGCATCTGGTTCAGAAGCTGGAGCTAATATTCCAGGTAACTATGCTACAGCAGGTGTCCTTGGAAACATTGCTACAGCGAACCTAGGTACCACATCTGGTCCAAATGCTATTAACCCTTCAGGTGAGGCAGGTTCAGGTATCCTACGCCCAGAGCAGGCACGTCGTTTTATTGACTACGTGTGGGATGCCACTATTCTCGCCAAGGATGGTCGCAGAGTAACAATGCGAGCAAACACCATGGAACTCGAGAAGGTTAATGTTGGAGAGCGTGTTATCCGTGCAGCAGCACAGGCTAACGGTGACTACACTAACACTGGAGCAACATTCTCAAAGGTAGAGCTTACCACCAAGAAGATTCGCTTGGACTGGGAAGTATCTGCTGAATCACTAGAAGACGGAATTGAAGGAGGTGCCCTTGAAGATCACCTAGTTCGTTTGATGACAAACGCTTTTGCTAATGACATCGAAGATCTAGCTATCAATGGTACTGGAGATTCTGGCGACGGTGCATTCCTTGGAATTATGCAAGGATTCACTGACAAGGTAAAGACCAACGGCGACGCACACGAAGCTGTTGTAACTGTTGCAGACAACGCATGGACAACCGATGCAATGCAGAAGATTATTCTTGCAATGCCTCGCAAGTACCGTGCACTAAAGTCTAACTTGAAGTTCTACGCTGGAACCGATGCGTTCCAGGGTATCATCAAGAACAACGGTACTTTGGCTGACGCTATCGCCGAGGCATTTGCAGGTACTCCTGCAGGTACTCCAGCTAACCGCCAGGCATACCTTGACGGTGCAGCTCAGACATTCGGTGGAGCACGTACAACCCGTGTTCTAGGCATTGATGTTCAGGAAGTTCCTTACTACCCTGCAGGCTATGTAGACCTTACATTCCCTCAGAACCGTGTATGGGGATTCCAGAGAGACATCACTGTAAACCGTGAGTACAAGCCAAAGAAGGACACCATTGAGTACACCGTATTCGTACGTTTCGGTATTCAGTGGGAAGAAGAGGACGCCATTGCGTTCGCTGATGCTGGTGCAGAGAGCTAATCTCTAATCAGTACCTTTTAGGGGGGCAGGAGTTTCGGCTCCTGCCTCCTTTTTAATTAGTCTGTTATAATTAATATTTAGGAGGTTATTATGTCAGAAGATCTAAATAACAAAACAAAAGAGGCAGAGATTGCCAAAGAAGAAATCATCGAAGATTCTAAAGTAGAAGACGTTGTCTTAGAAGTAGAAGAAGATGTTGTAGAAGAGCTAGTAGAAGAGCTAGAAATTCCCAAGATAAAGGAAGCACCAGCTGTATCTCCAAACGTTATCGCTACACCAAAGCCAGTAGCTTCAGATAAGCCAGGCCTAGGATATCTAGAGAATGGCGTCATGGGTTCAACTACTGTCCCAAAGAACTTTGACAAGAAGCCATCCAAGTCTCCATCACTAAAGAAGGAGTCAGAGAAGGTAGCCGTTCACTCAACCAAGAATGTAACTTGGAGCGAAGTTGGTAAGGTATACCGTGGTTACAACATCGTAACAAAAGAGCAAGCAGACAAGTGGCTTACTCGTGACCACATCAGACTAGCGACCCCAGAAGAGGTTGCCAAGGAGTTCAAGAACTAATGGAAATTTTGAGGGTTCCACCATATCCTATTACGACTACCTGGGATTTGCCAGATGCCAACTACGACTACATCGTCTACGTTGAGGATTTGGTGGACCACTCAATTGAAGAAACAACTATTACTTCAAGCTCTACTGGAGTTGTAACATATACACTTCCAGCATCAAAGGTTCAGTTCGATAGACAGTTCCTTATCAGATTCTACGATTCAGAGCACGAGCACATCATCTATGAGTCAAACCTAGACGTTATTCGTCCGTACACTAATCCAAACGATCT